TAGATACTCAAATTACTGAAATTGATAATGAATTTGGATCGTTTGGATATAATGCAATTCTTACTTTTGTTGGTATTGGATCAACTGCTGCTGCATTTACATCTCTAGTTAATGGTGGCGTTCATACAATTACTATTCTTAATGAAGGAACAGGATATACTGCAGATCCTACAGTTAGAATTGCTCCTCCAGGTATAGGTAGAACAGCGCAAGCAGTTGCAATTACTACAGAAAATAGTAGTGGTACAAGATCACTACAAGCGATTTATGTTACAAATACTGGATATGGATATACAACAATACCAAAAGTTCAAATTATTTCTACAGATGGAAATGGCACTGGCGCTATTGCGGTGGTTGGAATTGGAACGACTGGTTCTGTTGGCGTCGTAACAATAACTACTAGTGGTCAAAACTATGTCTTACCACCAACAATTACATTTACTAATGCACCTTCTGGTGGAGTTACCGCTATTGGAACTGCAGTTCTTAATACGCAAAATAATCTATCAGCAATCAGAATTATTAATGCGGGTTATGGATATACGCAAGTACCCACAATTACAGTATCTGCTGCAGGAACTATTGGTGTGGGAACATATATGTTTGGAGATATTATAAGGGGAGTTTCTACTGGTACAACTGCAATTGCAGCATCTTGGGATAAACCAACTCTAACAATGAGAGCACGTAGTTTGACTGGTAAATTTGCTCCAGGTGAAATGATCATTGGTGCAGGAACTACATTTGGTAGTGTTGCGTACATCCTAAATACAATCAACTATGATGATGACGATCTATTTGAGCAAAATCAAGAAATTCAATCCGCAGCAAGTACAATTCTTGATTTCTCTGAAAACAATCCATTTGGTGAGATATAATAAATGTTAGGAGCATATTTCTATCACGAAATTATTAAAAAGACAGTTATTGCTTTTGGAACACTGTTTAATAATATTGAAATTAAACACAAAGCAGATGACACAGATCAAACGCTAAGTATTATCAAAGTTCCAATTGCTTATGGACCAATTCAAAAATTCTTAGCAAGAGTTGAACAGCAACCAAACTTTGATAGAACTATTGCTATTACATTACCAAGATTAGCATTTGAAATTATATCATATCGTTATGATCCTTCTAGAAAGGCATCTCCAATAACAAAATTTTGTGGAGTAGAGAATAATAAAATTAAAAAAGTATTCATGCCTGTTCCATATGATATTGGATTTCGGTTGAGTTTTGCATCTAAACTGCAAGATGATGCTCTACAAATTTTAGAACAAATTCTACCATTCTTTCAACCATCATTTTCAGTTTCAGTAAAATTAATTGATGAAATTAACGAAGTAAGAGATATTCCATTTACATTAAATAATATTTCATTTAGAGATGAATATGAAGGATCTTTTGATAAAAGAAGATTTATTCAGTATGATTTAGATTTTACTGCAAAGACATATTTCTATAGCGAATTACCAACTGACGAAAGTGGTGGTATCATCAAACGAGTTCAGATTGATTATGCTTCTGCAATTAGAGCACCAAGAGAAGTTAGATATGTTGCAACTCCTGCTGCAACAAAAGATTATACTAATGATCAAACAACTGCATTGACAGCAACACTAGAAACTTCTAAGACATTAATGAAGGTTACAAGTTCTGCTTCATTAGAAGTTAGAAAATATATTCAAGTCAATGAAGAGGTAATGCGAATTGAAGAGATTGATGGAACAAACATTATTGTATCCAGAGGACAATATGGTTCATCAATTCAAGAACATTACATTGGTGATAAAGTTGATCGCATTACAATTAATGATGACGCTTTGATTGATATTGATGATGACTTTGGTTTTAATGAAACTAGAACATTCTTCCAAGATTTTAAGTCATTTAGTTCAAGTCAAGGAAACGATGTATAATTTATGGAAAAATCTTTCAATGCTATTGATAAGGCGCTTGACATAAAAGCGGAGATGGTGGAGACTGTCAAAGAAAAACCACCAGTAGAAACTCCTGATGATCCGCAAAAAGATTATGAATATAGTAGAAAACAATTATATACTCTTATTGAAAAAGGTCAAGAAGCAGTTAATGGAATACTTGAACTAGCTCAAGATAGTCAACACCCAAGGGCATTTGAAGTTGCAGGACAATTGATCAAGTCTGTTGGTGACGTAACGGACAAGTTGCTTGAACTTCAAAAGAAAATGAAAGATATTGAAAAACCACAAAGTAATGGTCCAAAAACAGTTAATAATGCACTCTTTATTGGATCAACTGCAGATCTTCAAAAGATGTTAAAGCAAGGGTTTCTAAATAATGATAAGTAATACTTAGTTTTTATTGTGAAGGATCACGAAGTTTCAATGGCGAGTAGTCAACTTGACAATGCTATTGCCAATGCTAAAAAACTAAAATTAAAACTTGGCAAGAAAGAAAAAGATATTCCTGCTTGGATTCAAGCAAAGATTACTGACACTGATCATAATATGGATGCTGCTGCAGCATACTCAGTTAAAGAAGATTTGAGAAAGTGGTTTGGAACGGGTGGTGAGGGTGGAGTAGGTGGTGGTGGATGGGATAAATATAATACAAAAGGTGAAAGAATTGGTAAATGTGCTCGTGAACCTGGTGAACCAAAACCAAAATGTTTGTCTAAAGAAAAAGCATCTCAAATGGGTAAAAATGAGATTGCTACAGCAGTCAAAAGAAAACGTAAAGAAGATCCAGTAGCAGACCGTTCAGGAAAAGGAGGAAAACCAATCATGTCATCGAACAAAATTGATGAGCAATCGGAGCAAGAATATCAAAAATTTGATCGTAGAGTGAATACTGCAATGTCAGCAAAAACTCCAGATTTAAAAATCAAATTATTAAAACTTGCTGGACAATCACATCCAGTCAAAACTGCAGAAGAGTTTATGGAAGCTTGTTGGAAAGGATATAAACAAGTTGGATTAAAGAAGAAAGGAACAAGAACAGTTCCTAACTGTGTCCCTGAAGAGACAGAACTTGATGAAATGATTGCACTTGCTGCTCCAATTATAAGGGGAATTTCAGCAATATCAAGAATTGGACAAGGTGTTGCAAAGGCAGGACAAGCAGTAAAATCTGGTATTGGAGTAGTTAAAACAGGAGTTCAGGCAGCAGGACAAACAGTAAAATCTGGTGTTGATACAGTTAAAACAGGAGTTCAGGATGTTATTAAAAACGTTCCGGGTGAAACAAATAAACAACCGTTTAATACAAAAAAACCAGGAGAACCAGAATGGAAAAAGGGTCTAAAGAAAGCTGGTGAAACTGCAAAGTCTGCAGTAAAAACTACAGTGAGTGGTTTTACTTCAATGTATGAACCAAGAGAAGAATATATTATGGAAAAAAATGTTCCGACCAATCCTTCTCTATGGTCTAAAGCAAAATCACAAGCAAGAGCAAAATTTGATGTATATCCATCCGCTTATGCTAATGGATGGGCTGCCAAATGGTATAAATCCAAAGGTGGTGGATGGAAGACCTCTACAAAGGAGAGTTATGACACACGACAATTACTTTCTTTTAGTGATTTTAGGCAGATCAGTAATGATAGCATCGGCAATGAGGAAGAAAAATTAAACGAAGTTGCTGCTTGGCAACGTAAAGAAGGAAAAAATCAAAAAGGTGGTCTCAACGAAAAAGGTCGTAAATCATACGAACGTGAGAATCCTGGTAGTAATTTAAAAGCACCTCAACCTGAAGGTGGTTCACGTAGAGATTCTTTTTGTGCCAGAATGAAAGGAATGAAAGCAAAACTAACAAGTGCCAAAACTGCAAGAGATCCTGATTCAAGAATCAATAAATCATTAAGAGCATGGAATTGTTAATAAAATAGAGGTATATTATGGCAGCCGATATCTATCTTGGTAATCCCAATTTAAAAAAAGCAAATACTGCAATTGAATTTACTGAAGAACAAATTCTTGAGTTTCTTAGATGTAAACAAGATCCAGTATATTTTGCTAGAAATTATATTAAAATTGTTTCTCTTGATCATGGTCTAGTTCCTTTTGAGATGTATCCTTTCCAAGAGAAACTTATTAGGAACTTCCATGCTCACCGTTTTAATATTTGTAAGATGCCTCGTCAGACAGGTAAATCTACAACTTGTGTTTCTTATCTTCTACATTATGCTGTCTTCAATGATAATGTAAACATTGCAATTCTGGCAAACAAAGCATCTACTGCTGGTGATTTACTAAGTAGACTTCAACTTGCTTACGAAAATCTTCCAAAATGGATGCAACAAGGTATTATTGCCTGGAACAAACGATCTATGGAGTTGGAAAATGGTTCAAAAATTATTGCTGCTTCTACTTCTGCCTCTGCTGTTCGTGGGGGATCTTACAATATTATATTTTTGGACGAATTTGCGTTCATTCCTAATCATATTGCTGACGAGTTCTTCGCTTCTGTCTATCCTACTATTTCATCTGGTCAATCTACAAAGGTAATTATTGTTTCTACCCCTCACGGTATGAATCACTTTTATCGGTTGTGGCATGATTCCGAAAGAGAGCGAAATGAATATATTCCAATAGAAGTTCATTGGTCAGAAGTTCCAGGTAGAGATACAAAATGGAAAGCATCTACAATTGCAAATACTTCAGAACAACAATTTAGGGTTGAATTTGAATGTGAATTTTTAGGATCAGTTGATACTTTGATTGCACCATCTAAACTAAAATCAATGGTTTATGATGATCCAGTAAAAACTAACGGAAGTCTGTATGTATATAATGAACCAGATAAAATTCGAGATTATATTATTACTGTTGACGTTGCTCGTGGAGTATCAAAAGATTATTCAGCATTTATAGTATTTGATATTACTACGTTCCCATATAAAGTTGTAGCAAAATATAGAAATAATGAAATTAAACCAATGCTATTTCCATCAGTCATTGAAGAAGTAGCAAGAGCATATAATAATGCATACATTTTATGTGAAGTTAATGATATTGGAGATCAAGTTGCTTCAATTTTAAATTTTGATCTTGAATATGAAAATATATTAATGTGTTCTATGCGTGGACGTGCTGGACAAATTGTTGGAACTGGATTTTCTGGAAAGAAAACTCAACTTGGAGTAAAGATGAGTTCGACTACAAAAAAAGTAGGATGTTCAAATCTAAAAACTTTAATTGAAGATAACAAACTTATTATAACAGATTATGACACAATCAGTGAGTTAACTACATTCATTCAAAGAAAACAGTCATTTGAGGCTGAAGAAGGATGTAATGATGATTTGGCAATGTGTCTTGTAATATTCTCATGGCTAGTTGCTCAAGAGTATTTTAAAGAAATGACGGATCAGGATATTCGTAAAAGAATTTATGAAGATCAAAGAAATCAAATTGAACAAGATATGGCACCATTTGGGTTTGTTAGTGATGGGTTAGATATTTTTGATAATGAAATTGATAAAAATGGTGATGTGTGGAAAGTTGATGAATATGGAGACAAATCTTATATGTGGGAGTATAAGTGATTTTGAGAATTTATAAATAATTTTAGATTAAAATTAGGGTTACTGCAGGGAGTATAGAATGGCACTTCAGTTAGCATCTCCAGGTATTCGTGTAAGAGAGGTAGATCTAACCCGTGGCGGCGTAAATGCAACACTAAACGTCGCTGCAGGTATTGCTGCACCTTTTAAAAAGGGTCCTGTCAATGAAATAGTAAGAGTTACAAACGAAAAAGAATTAGTAGAAGTTTTTGGTGGTCCTGGTGTTGGTCTAACGGACTATCATTACGAAAGTTGGTACGCAGCATCAAACTTCTTATCGTATGGTGGTCAGTTAGATGTAGTTAGAGCAGGCGGTGGACAACTAACCAATGCAAACGCTGGGGTTGGTATCGCATCAACAACATCTCTACGTGTTGATAATTTTGATGATTACAATAACAACCACACTTCAGATACTTCTTTTTACTGGGCAGCAAAGAACCCAGGAAACTGGGCAGAAAATCTCAAAGTTTGTGTGATTGATGCTGCAGCAGATCAAAGAATTTCTGGAATTTTAACAACTGCAGTTGGAGTTGGAACAACAATTGTTTCTCATGGACTTCAAGTTGGTTATGCAGTAACCCAAGCATTGAGTGGTGTATCAATTGGTATTGGAACAACTGCAGTAGCAAGCGGATATCTAAAGGGTATCATTACTGGAGTTGGTGTAAGTTTTGTTGATGTAAAAGTTGTAAGTTATGTAAGTGGTGGAACAGAAAATAAA